CACAGATTTAACAGTTGATGCTATCCTTACAAAAAAGGGTAGAGAAAAATTAGCTGCAGGACAAGGATTAAACATTACTCAATTTGCTTTAGCAGATGATGAGATTGATTATTCTTTATATGAGCCAGCACATCCATTAGGTTCAGCCTATTATGATTCGGCAATTAAAAATATGCCAGTATTAGAAGCGAGTCCAGATGAAACGCAGGTAATGAAGTATAAATTGGTAACTTTACCAAAAAATACAACTCGTATCCCACAAATAGACCTCGGACAAACTGCGGTTATAACAAATCAAAGAAGTGGTGAGACGGGAATAAATCCATCTACATCACCTACAGGAAATAGAAGTTTAGGATATACTGTTGTACTTGCTAATAAAAATGCAGGAGATATAGTAGGTGAAGGCGTTTCAGCTGAAATTGGTTCTGTGCCAGTATTCATTGGTGATGATGTATCAGCAACCGCTGCAATAGCTAAAGGATTATCGTTTAAATTTATACCAAACCCATCATTGACATCAACATTGAAAACTACAATTACAGTTTATGGTAATGAAACGGGTGGTTCAATTACAATTCCAGTAACAGTAAACTACGTTCAATAAATAAACTATGGCAGTAATAAGAGATAATAGAGGAGCCCTTTTAGCAAGTAATGTATCACAGTACTTAGCAGGAGCAGCAAACACAGCTGGAACTCCCATTGATACTAATGAATTAATTAGAATCGTAAACCAATTTTTAGGAACAGGTGAACAAATTAGTTCCGATATAACTACCATTACAAATGGTATTTATAAAAAATTTGGAGCAATTGATAAAGTAACTAACAGAACCGAAATTGTAACTTCTGGAATATGGAGTGGTGATACAGGTTCATTGGTAGCGTTTTTTACATCATCTGAGCAAGTAAACTCTACAAGTGGTAAATACTATTTAGATGTTTATAATGCAGCTACATCATCTGATACAGCTGAGGTTCAATTTTCAATAGCATATGGTGATTATGATGGATATGGTGCACCAACACTAACGCAAGATGATTCTTCAAAAGTTTCATCTAGAGCAATATATTATCAGTTAAGAAATGTTTTGTTAAATGCAGGTGATAATTACTTTAGTGTTTATAGTGGTTCTACTTCGGGTGGACACGATATGATGGAGTTTTACGCACTTAATATTAATAGAGCTAGATATAAAGAGAGATTGGATCCAGGTAATATTTCAATAAAATTATCAGGTTCAGTTAGAACGGTAACCCTAATAGATGATAGTGGTGGAACAGATGAAAATATAACAACAGCTGGAAGAGTTTATAATTTAGTTAGTGGTTCATTAAACATTGGTTCTGCCGCGAGTGCAACAATCAATACATATACAGCATCAAACGGACAAGGTTGGGGATTATTTTATCCAGATATGGGAATTATTCTTCTAAATCCAAAGGCATTATATGCGGGAGTTGATACAAAATTAGGTGAAGCATTCGGTTCAACAACAAATCAATATCATCAATCAGGATCTAGTTCTGGTTCATTAAAATTATATGATGCACTTAGAGGTGGAGCTGATTTTCAAGCTCGTAGAACTGAAAACGTTTCAACATCACATTATTTTATAAGAGCAAATAATAGAGAATTTAATTTCTCAAATAATCCATCATTTGTAACGGGATCGGTAGGACAATTTGTTCAAGCTACATTTGAAAGAGACCCTAAAGTTTATATCACAACAGTTGGGTTATATGATGATGCAAATGAATTATTAGCAGTTGCAAAAACTTCAAAACCAATTGAGAAATCATTTGATAAAGAAGTGGCTATTAAAGTGAAATTAGATTTTTAGTGAGAGAATAACCAAAAGATTACATACCTACGATATGATTCGTAGAATAAGCCCAACTTTTTAAGGTTGGGTTTTTGTTTAATGGAATATTTATATAAGATATGTTAAAAGCAATACCTAAATCGGATATTAGTATACGTCCATTCAAAGCTTATAAAGAATGGGATAAAGATACATCAGAAGCTTCTTTATTAGAAGCTGTATCTGGTGATTATACATCTGTTGATGTAAGTACTCCTACATTTGGATACTTAAATGGCATATCATACAATAAACATTCCTTATACGGACAACTTAGAGCTCAGTTTTATAATGGACACGAAGATAATCCATTTTTAAGATTTGGAAATAAATCTACATTATATAATATAGATAGTATAACTTCTGAAAGATTTTTAGACGGTTCTGCAAAAGTTATTTCAATTCCACAGTCGCATATTGGTTTGGGAATAAAGAAAAAATCAATAACAATAACTGATGGTAGTGATTCTTATACAGATGATGGAAATGGTAATTTATTTATAGCATCGGATAGAGTTACCATACTGACAATGGATTTTCAGTTAGAAACTATATCATTTTCTGATAATTTGGGTAATGTATATAATGCAACTCTTAATTCATTTAATTTAGAAACCGGCATTTTATCATTGAATTACAATAGTAACACATACTCAATTCAAGTTATTGAAATTGATTTTGAAAATGAATTTATGCGTACATATGGTATTTCATTTTTACCAAGTGGTGCAACAGGTGTTAAAATTGGAAATGCATTTTATACACAAGGATTATTGGTAATGACACGAGATGTATCGGATAAATTATTAGGAGATTGGGAATTATCTTATAAATCAACGGAAACAATTTATGAAAATGAATATTTGTTAATTGTAAATCCAGATGAATTCAATGTATCAACAAACCCATCATCGGTTGTATCGGTTGGCATTGAATATACTTCATCAATTGATACAAATGGTAAAATAAGACAAGTAACAACAAACCCAGGTGTAAGATATATTCGTAAAAAAAGTGTATTAGAAACGGGTGAGATTTTAGATTACCGATATGGTTCATCAGTAAATACTGCTGTATCAGGTGGTTTTGAACATTGGGAAATGAGTGGTTCAGTAGATACAACCGGCTCATTCTTAACACCATTTATTACAACAATTGGCCTATATGATGATAATTGTAATTTAGTAGCAGTGGCTAAACTTCCGCAACCAATTAAATCCGAACCAGATATTCCTGTAAACTTTATTGTACGATTTGACACATAATCTTATATTTATTAACAAAAACAAATAACATGTCAAAAATTTTAGATTTATACGATGCACAACAATCAGCTTTAGGTGTTGATAAAATTGGATTCGATGCAGGCGTAGCAGCAAAAACCCCTTATACAACAAATGATTTGAAAAAAGCAGATGAGCAAGTTCTTACTGCTGCAAAATTCAAAACTGGTAGAGGTGGTGAAGTAAATGAAAAGAAATATTCCGATAGTATAGGAAACAAATAATTAATGGCTAAGAAAAAGGTTACAAAAACAAACAACTCTAAGTGGGTTGCAAAGAAGTATGGATTTAAGTCGGGTCTTGAAGAAACTATATCCAATCAAATCGCAAGTAAAGGAATTGAAGTTCAATATGAGTCCGAAAAGGTGGCTTATATTATACCTGCTTCTGAACATACTTACCATCCTGATTTTAAGTTACCGAATGGTATACGAATAGAAACTAAGGGTAGGTTTGTTATTGCCGATAGGAAAAAACACTTATTAGTAAAGGAACAAAATCCTAATTTGGATATACGTTTTGTATTTTCCAATTCTAAGAACAAAATCAACAAACGTTCAAAAACTACATACGGAGATTGGTGCGATAAACACGGATTTAGGTATGCAGATAAAGTTATTCCAGATGAATGGTTTTTAGAGTCATAAATATTTGGTAATATCAGATATTTGTTGTATATTTAGGAGGTGTTGAAGCAAAATGATAAAAATATAGTTACCACTACATTGACTAATGTATTAGGTAGTTACCTTACATTAAAAGGTAATGAACTGGCGTTTTATTGCCCGTTCTGTAATCACCATAAACAAAAACTACAAGTTAATACCGAAACTCAAAAATGGCATTGTTGGACTTGTAATAGTGGTGGTAAGAAATTGACATCTTTACTTCGTAAATTAGATGTAGATAGAAAAACAATCGCCATAATCAGAGAAATATATGGTGATAGCAATTATAATCCTCAACAAGAGGATGCCGAAACAAAGATATACATTTCCTTACCAAAAGAGTTTAAATCTCTAAATGAGGTTCCAAAAGGGTTTAACCCAGAGTATAAACATGCAATCCATTACCTAACACAGAGAGGTATTACGGAAAAAGATATAATAAAATATAATATAGGATATTGTAAAGATGGATTATATGCAAGACGTGTAATTATACCATCTTATACATCCGATGGGCAATTGAATTATTTTGTATCTCGTTCTTATTATCAGGATGAGAAAATGAAATATAAAAATCCTCCAATCAGTAAAAATATAATTTGTTTGGAATCACAAGTAAATTGGAAAGAGCCAATTATACTTTGTGAGGGTGTATTTGATGCAATTACAATTAAAAGAAATGCAATTCCACTTTTAGGTAAATTTCCATCTAAACAATTGGTTGAGAAAATCTTTATGAGTGGGGTTAGTGATATTGTTATATCATTAGATAACGATGCAATAAATGAAGCACTAAAAGCAGCTGAATATTTTAGAAAAAATGGAATAAATGTAAAGATGATGTATTTAAGAGATAAAGATGCCGCCGATATGGGGTATGAAAAATTCTATGAGGAATTAAAGAAAACCAAAGAGTTTTCTCCCGAAGAATTATTATTAAACAAAATAAATAGTTTATGACATTAACAAAAGAAATGGAAAAAGTTATTTTCATTTTCAAAGAGAAGGTAAAAAAACCCAAAAAATAGATATAATGTTTTGTGGCATATACATAAAAATTTATTTACAAACTAAAGAATTTATGATTTTAATTGAAGTAAAAACAAAAGAACAAAAAACTATTGTTAAAAATATAATAGTAAATCATCATTCATATGTTGCAAGTAATGCTTCGGTGGGTAGAAGAATTGATTGGTTGATATATGAAGATGATAACTTTCCACAATACCCAATTGGTATGATTGGAATTGGTTCATCGGTTTATCCACCTCCAAAAGATATCCTAAACGAATTGGAAGTTAGTAAAGAGGAGTATAAGAAAATATTTAATTCAATAGGAAACAATTGGAGATTTTGTATGACTAAAAAAATACCAAATGCTGGAACTCAAATATTAAAACAATTGAGATTATTTGCACCTATTGCATGGAAAGAAAAATATGATGATGAATTGAAATGGTTAATAACATTTGTTGCAGGTGGTAATACAGGTGCAGTCTATTTGGCAGACAATTGGAAGATAATAGGAGAAACAGCCGGACTACCTAAACACAAATCATCATCTATGAAATGGAATACGGGTGAACAATTAAAAGAATTATTTGTAAAACCAACAGGTGAAAATAAAAAAATAATCTTATTTAAAGATTTAAGAAATAAAAAAACAAAAACAAAATAGTATGAATAAATTAAAAACTATTTACCACATTGCAGATGTACACATCCGTAATGTAAAAAGACACAAAGAGTACAGAG